TAGCCCCCTCTCTTCCAACCAACATTTTTTTGCAAGGGTAAAACTAAGATGGCTAAGGCTCAACAATCTCTGGATTACACAATCATGCTCGCTCCGGTGACGGCAGCGACCGCATCGCGAACCGCTTCGGTGGATACTCGCGGCGCGGACTACGCGACCATTCTCGTTACGCTCGGTGCTGAGGCGAACACCAACAGCACCAACGTGACGCTGCAACTGGCAGAAAGCGACACGAACGGAAGCTTTGCGACGTTCAACAGCAATTTCAACCGTGTCATCGACAACACGGCGTCGGTCGTTGTTGCTTATCACCTCGACCTGAAGGGTCGCAAGCGGTATCTGCAATTGACCATTTCTCCCGACACTGGCGCGAATGGCGCGGTGATCGGTTCGGCAATGTCGGTACTCGACCTTGAGTACAAGAACGTAGCCGCAAGCAGCAACGCTGACGTGGTTGTCGTTGGTTAGTTTTGATTCGCGCTAGGAGGAACGAAAGCGATGGCTAAACAGGTTCGTGTTCGAGCGGTGATGACGACGGGTCGGCATGAGATTTCTTATGCCAGGACGTGGATTGATCGCTCGCTCAGGCAAGCGGGAGTGCCGCTCGCTGTGTCGTTCGGTGTGTACTACGGACAACTGATGCAACGCATGTTTGAAGACGCAATTAAGGATGATCTTGATTTCGTCGTGACGGTCGACGGTGACAGCGTTTTCACAGGTGACCAGGTGCATCGATTGATCTGCATTGCAGCGAACGAAAACATGGATGCAGTTGCATCAATGCAAGTCAGGCGCGGCATCAAAAGCCTGCTTGGGTTCAAGAAGGGGCAAACGTCTGCCGTGTGGGATGGAACTCCCATCGAGGTCGATGCGGCACACTTTGGATTGACCGTGCTGAATGTCAAGAAATTGGCGATTACTCCGAAACCATGGTTCTACTGCAAGCCCGACGACAAGGGTGAATGGGGTGAAGACCACATTGACTCCGATGTTTGGTTTTGGCAGCAGTGGAAGGAGGCTGGCAACAAGTTGTACATCGACCCAGGTTGCCGCATCGGACACGTTGAGGAGATGGTTGTCATGCACAATGAGGACATGGTGCCAACCCATTACTATCCCAAGGACTGGGACGCCATGAGGATGGAGAAGAAAGATGATACGACTGCTGAAGGACTGGAAGAAACATCGAGCGGGAAAGGTGATCGATGTCCTGACCCCAGGTGTAGAGGATCTGCTTGTCAATCGCCTGAGGATTGCCCAGTATGAAACTAGTGCCGGAGCTGGTGACCAAAGCGATCGCGGAACCACTGACCTTGGCAGAAGCCAAGAAGCAAGTGGAGATTTCGTCGAGCGACAGCACTCACGATCAGCAACTGCAAATGATGATCGAGGACGCAAGGCAGCAGTGGGAAAGAGACACCGATAGCGTGTGCTGCTTCCAGACCTACAAGGTGCGGTTGCGAGCGTTCTACGATGAACTAAAACTCCCGAAAAGCCCAGTTCACAGCATCATTCACATCAAGTATTTCAACGCGGACAACACGCTGACTACCTGGCCGAGCAACAAGTACCAATTGCACGTCGACGAGGTACGGGTCGCTTACCTGGAGACCATTCCTGCCTACGCGGCTCGATGGGATGCCTGGGAGGTGCAATACAAGTGCGGATACTCGCAGGACCAATCGCTAGTGCCGGCGATCGCAAAGCGAGCCATGCTGCTGCTGGTTGGCTACTACTTCGATGCCAACCGGGGCGATAACGATCGCGTCAATGACCTGAGAGCCTACGAGGCGTTGGTTGCCAAGTTTATGCGGAGTAGCTACCCATGAGTGGACGAAACAACCGCATTAAGACCTCGGCATTTCGCCAACGCTGCAATATCGAACAGGTGACTGAGACGCAGGATGGTTACGGTCAACCGATCGTGACGTGGAGCGACTTTTTGGTAAATGAGCCGTGCCAGTTCGTGCCGCAATCAGGAACAGAAAACATGCGCGGTCGCGAATTGGAGGCAAGCATCGCTGCCGTGTTTCGCGTTCGCAAGCGACCCGGCTACAACGTCAAGATGCGTGTGAAGTTCAACAATGAATTTTACGGTATCAAGTACATCAACCCAGTCGAAGGATTGGATCGATACCTCGAACTGATGGTGAGTTCATCGTGATTCAATTCAAAATGAAATTCGATGACAGGATATTGAAAGCGATTGGCGACTTGCCATACCAAATTCAGTACAAGTGCATCGACCCGGCCGCTCGCAAGATGGCACAGCCGATCGTGAGACAAGCGAAACTGGATCCACCAAGCAGTCGCTCTCTGAATGGTACGCAGCGATGGGCCCAGGATAAGTCTGTTGCGCCGAGAGATAAGTGGTCGAAATCAGCTAAAGCGCGTTATGAAACCTACGATTCAGGTCAATACGTCATATCCAAGTACCGCAAGTATTCGCGCGGTGGAATCCTTTACATCGGCATGCAGGCGACAGAACATGGTATGGGTCGCAAGATGCACTTTCGGCTGCCAGTAACTAAAGGCGAACGCAAGTTGTACTACTGGGGCCGACCTGGACAGATTATCACCCAGCAGAGCGGTCGATCAAAACAAACCGTTACCTATACTCGCGGCCAAAGCAAGCGAGCGGTTAAGCGTGAACGAAACAGTCGATACATACAACCTGGTAGCACGATCAAACTGGAACGCGCTCACTTTTTGAAACGCGCGTACCAAAAGTCGTTTAACCAAGCGATTGGCATATTTCAAACCGAGTTTTACAAAGAAGCAAAGGGGCTGACTCTTGGCTAGAAATTTACGACTTACAGACACTGTATCAATTGCGAGCAGCGGGACGGTCTCTACCACGGCAACCATGGAGTCCAACCGTATTCCATTGGCTGTGCTACTGCCAGCCGCGTTCACTGGAACCTCATTGAACTTCCAAGCGTCAGCTGACGGATCGAACTTTTTTACGGTCTACGATGACGGCACGCTCTATGCGCCCGCCGTCAGCACATCGCGATGGGTAACGCTGAAGCGATCGGCAATGGACTCGGTCAAATACATCAAGATCGTCTCCACATCAACGGAGACTGCGGCTAGGACCATAACCTTGGTGAGTGGTGAATGAGTGCCATTGGCAAAGCGTTCAGAACGAAAGTCCTTAGCTATGCTGCGGTATCTGGCATCGTCGGCCAACGCATGTACAGCGATGTGCTGGTCGAAAAATGCCAACTGCCGGCGATTTGCTTTTATGTCACCTACACCGAACGCGAACACACAATCACTGGACTGTCTAAGGCAGCGCATGCACACATTACGGTCGAATGCTACGCAACAAGTCGTGATGGAGCATCGCTGCTATCCAAAGCGATGCGGGAGACTGGCATCGATTCATTCAGAGGCTTGGTTGAGAGCCATAGGTTCTGTGGAGTGGAGTACGTCTCGGGTGACGAGTATTTCACAGACCCTCCAACCGATGGCAATCAAGTCCCAAGGTACGTTTGTTCGTTTGATGTTGTTGTTCACTATCAGGAGCCGTAAAAATGCCTAAGAGTATTGCCGACACTGGCCTAGGTGCCACCATCGCAGGGACTGGTCTTGTGACCACCGAAATCACTTCCATTGGCGAGTTGACCATTGAAGTGGACGCACTGGACATTACTCACCTCGGAACGGCTGCGATGAAGCGCATGCGACCCGGTGACTTGCGGTCGAACCCTACATGTGAAATTAGCTTTAACTGGCTGGGTTCGGCCCCTCCGATAACCTCAGCTATGATTCCGACAGCAGAGCCCTATGCGGGGGTTACAGCGACTATCACCTACCCAGAAGGTGGCGGTTCTGTTGCTGGAACCGTTTTCGTGAAGAGTGTCAAGTTTCCCAACGCAGCGCAAGGTGAAATCATGAAGGGGTCGTACACGATCCAGTTCGATGGTGCCACCGCGCCTGCGTTCACTACTACTTCCTGATAAAGGTGTTTCATGTCCGTTGAACTGAAACCAGATATGCGGATCGATTTCACTGGCAAGCAAGTCGAGT